ACCTACAGATGTTGCTGCTTGTTATCAAGATATTTTAGCAGCTACAGGTTTTCTAAAATATGGAAGTCTTTTGTATTGTACAAGAACCATGCCTATTTCAGCTAATTTTGCTGGAACTAAAGCGGCAAGTGGTGTGGCTCAGACATTTACAGCATTTGATACGAATGATGCTTATATGTTGAGTGATTTTAACAGTGAAGACCCTGATGAATTCCATAATGAGGTTAGTATATCAGGACCATCTCCAATGTGGTTTATTGCAGCATCTAGAGGTGCATGGGGTAATAATATCCGTGTAGCTCTATGTGATTTTAACACATTTAGTCAAATTACCACAGGTGGTAATAGTGGATGGGATACATATGCTGATTTCGTATCACTTGATGAACAATTAGAAGATAATACAGATTTTCTAGTGGTTATTCAAGAAAAGGGTCAAAGATCGGGTACTTGGTCTAATGTAGAAGTTTTTAATGTTAGTACAAATGAAAATAAAATTGATGACCAAGGTTCATCAAGATTTGTTGAGAGTGTTATTAACGAACAATCAAACTATGTTCGTGTAGCATTGAATCCATCATTTAATAATCAAAATATTTCTATTGCCACTTCATCATTTCAAACATTTGGTGGTGGTGCTGATGATAGAGGGGATTCTCTTGCTGATGGAACAATACAAACAGCATTCGATCTTTATAGAAATGCTGATGAAATTGATGTTAATTTATTCATTGATTCTAATAAATCAGAAACAATTAAAAGGTCTTTGATTTCATTATGTGAAACTAGAAAGGATTCTATGGTTGTTTTAGATTGTTCTTACAGTTCGGTTGTTTTCAATTCAGGAAACGAAGCAACAGATTTAAGAGATTGGAGATTGGGTCTTGTTAGTCCTAATTTGAATGAAAGTTCAAGTTATGCTGCCCTTTATGGAAACTGGCTTGAAGTGTATGATAAATGGAATCAAAAGTATAGGTGGATTCCAGCATCCGGTCATGTAGCCGGTATCTTTGCTAATACAGATGATGTTACTGATCCATGGTTTGCACCAGCAGGTCTTAATAGAGGTATTCTACTTAATGTTAGAAGACTTGCATGGAATCCAGACCTTGGAGAAAGAGATATACTTTATAAGAATGGTATTAATCCGATTGTAAGTTTTGCTGGTAGTGGAAAGGTTGTTTTTGGTCAAAAAACTATACTAGCAAAATCATCTGCTTTTAATAGAGTTAATGTCAGAAGATTGTTTATGGTTCTAGAAAAGGCAGTTAGTACAGCAACTAAATACTTCTTGTTTGAACCCAATGATGGTCTTACAAGAATTACATTGATAGACATGATTACACCTTTCTTGAGAGATGTTCAAGCTAGAAGAGGTATTTATGAGTTCTTAGTAGTTTGTGATGATACAAATAATACACCAGAAAGAATTGACCGAAACGAACTTTGGTGTGATATTTATATTAAACCTACAAGAGCAGCAGAATTTATAGTTCTTAATTTCATAGCTACAAAAACTGGTGCATCATTTACCGAAATAGCAGCTATGAGAGCTTAATTAATATTGTAGGAGGAATAAAAAAATGGCTAAAAATCAACCAGATGCGTTTGATATTTCAAAGTTTAAAAATAACTTTAGAGCCGGAGCACGTCAATATTTGTTCTATATGATACCAAATATTCCAGTGCCATTTAATAAAGATCAGAGTGTTTATCTTGTAAGGTCTACTACTTTACCTGAAGTTACCTTAGAAGAAACATTGGTAAACTGGCAAGGATTTGATTTTAAAATGGCATCGAAATATACATTTGCTGATTGGACAGTTTCTTTTAATGTAGATCAGAAGGCAGATGTTCATAAATGGTTTACACAATGGACAGATATGATTCACAATCCTGAAACTAATGTACATGGAGACCCTGTTGATTATATGGCATCTCAAAGAGTACAGTTATTGGGACTTGATGGAAAACCTATTGTTGAATATGAATTAATTGATGCATGGCCAGGAAGTATTGGTGCATTAACTTTGGATTATGCAACAACTGATGTTGCTCAGTTTGATGTTACCTTTAAATATCAAAGACATAATATAGAATATAAATAAAAAAATTGTAGGGGGATAATATGTCCGATTTCAAAAAGTATATAAATGTGTATGAGTTTGATTGTATTTTGCCTGGAAATGGTAAAGAGGTTAAATTCAAACCAATAACAACAGGACAAATGAAAAGTTTATTGGTTTATGAAGGTGAAAAAAGACCCTCTAAAATAGAAGAAGCATTAGATAATTTAATAACAAGTTCTGTGACATCGGAAAATTTTGATGTCGCAGAGCTTTATTTACAGGATAGGTTTTGTTTACTTATAGAATTACGTAAGAAAACCAAAGGAAATGAGTATCAATTTAATTTAACATGTCCTATATGTAAATCACAGTCAATTCAAAATATTGATTTGGATGATTTAGTTATATCTAAAATTAACAAGAGATTAAGTAAAAAAGTCAAAATTAACGATGATATCACAGTAGAATTAGGACATATAAGAAGAAAAGATCAGGTAAAGGCTTTTAGATTGGTTGATAAAAATTTCAAGATTTCTAAATTTACCGAAACACAAAGATTAGCTGAAATTACACTTTACACATATGCACAAGCAATAGAAACAATTGTAACACCGGATGGTGAAGAAAAAAATATTGATTTAGAAGATAAAGTATTTTTATTAAACAATATTCCTCAAGATGATTATACTAAGATTACTGACTGGTTTGAAAAAAATAATTTTGGTGTTGAGTTTTCATATACAGCTAAATGTATTCATTGTGATGATTTTGAACAAAAAAGAGATATTCCAGTAAGTAATTTTTTTTTCTAATATATCTTTTTATACATGATTATACATTGGAAAATATCATAGAAGAACAATATCAATTAGCTAGGAAAGCGGGTATAAGTATTACAGAAAGTAATGATATGGCTGATTTTGAACGAGATGCCTATCTAAATTTGTTAATAAGAGATTTGAAAAAAGAAGCTAAACAATTAAAATTTGATGGGGTATAGAATGGATAAAAATTTAGAAGAATATCTTAAAGAATCAGATGATAATGAATTAAATTTAATATTAGAAGGTTTTATGAAAGACCTCTTCAAATTTGGAACCAAAAGAACTATTATTATGATAGAAGATGTTTTAGATAAAATTGTAGGAAAACTTTCAGTCGAATCTGGAGATACAGTTGTAGATAATAGATTAGAAAAATTAAGAAAAGATGCATTGTATCATAGACAGAGATTTATGGATATTATGAAACGAATGCAAGCATTAAATCCAGAACTTGGATAATATATTAAGAAAGTCTCGCTTGATTAATTTCAATGGATCATGAAGGTCTAAAGGGCTTACAAACCTTTTAGACCTTTTTTATTAGGAGTTAGATATGCCAGAAAATGAAACATCTATAAGAAAACTACAGAAATTATTATGGAATAATAGTATGGCTATGAGAGAAGAATCTGAAAAAACACAGAAAGGTATAACAACAGCCGTTAAAGATGCTATGGTTGATGGTTCTCAGACAATGGTTGATGGTGTTAAGGAAAGTATGACCGAATCTTCTCATATTATAGGTACTAATGTGGCTGATATTGTTGGACCAAGTATTGCTGAAAATTTCAAATCTGTTATTCCTATAATGCATGGTGGTATGAGAGATGGTATGAAGGAAGCATCTGGTATATTAGGTGAACATACTTCTGATATAATTGGTTCTAATATAATGAATCTTTTTGGTAGTGCAAAAAGAATTCTTGCACCAATAGCTGAATCATCTAAAGAGGTATTTAAATCTTTATTTCCAGGAAAAAAAGAAGAAACAGAAGCCACACCAGAAGAAGAAAGGATTGATGATAATATAGATATGTTAACTAAAGAGGCAACAACCAAAGGTTCTATTTTTACTCACGATACTGATTTAAAAAAGGCAATGGAAGAATTAGAAAAATCAATGAAAATAGAAAATATGAAGCTTGAAGACCCATTGGATATTACGGCTCTAAGGTCTACAGATATGGTATCCGGTATTGATAAGGTTGGTTTTATTAATAAAGCAATGGCCGGAGATATTGAATTGATGAGATTGGCAGCAACACAACAGATGGGATGGTGGCAAAGGTTAACATTACCCTTTCGTCAGTTTCAAGCTAGACATATTGTTAAGACAGCAAAAGGAACAGAAGTATTAGCAAATAGATTAGAAGAAATTAGAGATATTCTATCAATTAGTAGTGGTGTTGATTTAGAAGGAATCAAGAGAGAAGATAAACAAAGAAAATTTTTTGGTAAAATTATGTTATCACCATTTACTCTTATACAAAGTACTACCAAAATGATGTATGGTGCTATTGCTAAAAGTTTATTTAAAACTGAGGAAGCAGAAGAACAAAGAGCAACAACACATGAATTGATGGAACAACAGACAGAACTATTAGAAGATTTAGTAGAATTTTTTGGTGCAAGACAAAAAGCAGAATTGATGGAAGATAAACCTACGAAAAAGAAGAAAGATTTAAAATGGTGGTTGGTAACAGCAGGACTTCTTACGGGATTAATTTTGGGTTTTTCTGAATCTATGAGAGATATGTTTAAATCCTTTGCTAGTGGTTTGAAAGAACTTTTCTTTGTTATAGATGGTGGAATTAAAGCCGTTTGGAAAATAATTAAAAGTACCAAAATTTTTCAAACAATAAGTAGTTTCTTTTCTAATCTTTTATTTGATTTTCAATTTAAAGCTAGAGCTTTTATGAAAAAACATCAATGGATAGGTAAAATTTTTAAAGCTATAGGTAAGGGTTTTAAAACCGTTTTTGGTAAGGATGGTTTTCTTGGGAAGGTCTTCTCAAAAATAAAAGGTATTTTTACTAAAGGTGGTCCTATTTCTAAATTTTTTGATTTCCTAAATAAGTTTAAAATTTTTAGAATTTTTAAAATGCTTGGTCGTATTATAGGTAAAGCTTTAATGCCTTTTATAATGGTATATAGAGCAATAACAAAGAGTTTAGCTGCTGAAAGTATTAGAGATAAAATATTAGCAGCATCAGCAGGTATACTATCGGCAGTTTTAGAAATTCCTGAAATGATTGGAAACGGATTATTATGGTTGGCAAGAAAGATTTTTGGAGAAGATTTTCTAAAAGGTTTCTCATTTGATTTTGGTATGGATTCAATTATAGATGCTGTTAATTTAATAACTGATTTAGTATTCAAATATGTAACAGTACCAATAGGAGATTTTTTCTTTGTCACTTTGCCTAACATTTTTAAATCAATAGGTGATTTCTTTGGTGAGGCTGTTAAAACAATAAGTAATATCTTCTCTAATATCTGGAGTTTTATTTATAATTATACAC